TTCTATTAATTTTGCTGCAGGTGGTAACTGTACTTCTATACCGTCAACTGTAATAAGTCCTGTTGGAGAATCTGCCCATTCCATTAATTCATCAGTCCAACCTAAACGAGCAACGACACGACTCATAGGAGTGTTTCTTAATTTAAGATGTTCAAATATGTATCCTCCTAAAACTTTAGGATTGTCTGCACTTATAGGAACATAGTTAATACTATTTTTATCTATCATATTACTTGTATTAAATCCATTTTTAGCAAAGTTCACTTGTAAAGCATCTCTATATAAAACACCCATAGTTATTTCATTAACATCTTCACCTGATTCAACAATTTGTTCCATTAATTTTCTTAAAGGCGCTCTTTTAGGAAGTTGCCCATAACTGTAAATCCAGTTCATAAAATCAATTGGATGACTAAATACAGAATCTAAATCAGGATGTACCAAAAAACCAAGTTGTTCTTCAAGTAAAACTCTTTGTGTTAAAGAAGGTTTTAAAATAGCTTTAGGTTTAAATAATTGATTTGTATAAAAATCAGCCATATAAGTAAATACATCTTCTTCAATTTTTCTAGAAGGTATTTTGAGTCCTTTAAAAAATCCTTGTTCTTTTATATTTTTAATCATTTGTGCTAATGCTTCTGGGGTTACAAAATCTGCTTGACTATTTATAAAAGCATCAGGCATATCTGTAAAAAATTTACCTAAGGTTCTTTGTATAGCACGGTTGTTTAATAACGATGCACCTGCATCTGCTGCTTCTGCCATTTTAGATATAGTTGGATGAAAGTTTACAATTCCTTCTTCGCTTATACTTCTACCTGACCATTGTGTATCTATTTGTCGTCCTGTTGGGTCTATAAGATAATTTTTAACACGACCTTCGTCAGAAAACATATCATCAATTCTTCTTTGTAATATTTTAGACCTTTCAGTACCTTTACGACCTGTTACGTATAATACGTCTTGTTGACGTAACTTACTTGCAAAAGCATTAACAGTTTGTACATTCCATTTTTTAATATTATGAAATTCTCTAATAACTTCTGAAGCTTGTTTGTCTCCATAACCAATGTTTGCTAAATGTCTTACTAATGTTGTGTATGCTTTACTTCTATTAGAATAAGATAAATTACCACTAGGTTGTATAGAAAACCATTTTTTCCAATATGGACTCATACCATCTGTAAATTCGTGAAAGAATCCCATGTTTCTGCTAAGACTTTGTTGTCCTGTTTTAGTCCATCTAGCAAATTCTTGTTTACCTAACGTTTTATTAATATCTGTTAACTGCATAGTTATTTGTGGTTGTCTTAAAGAACGATAAACAGCACCAGGTTTTCTTACTGCGTTATCTGCAATTTGTAAACCTTTGTTAGCAGTTCTACCCATAAGACTACCAAAAGAAGGAACACTTACATTTTTACTTGTAACTGCATTAATTCCTGTACTTAAATAGTTAGAACCTTTTACTGGACTAGACATTTGTTTAAATGGGTCAGACATTTTTGGTAAAGTTAAACCAGCGTCACTATAAATCTTGTTAAACAATTTAGACATTTCGTCTACATTATTAATACGTACAATTTCTTTTTGTACTGCTTCTGGAAATTTACCTAAAAATGCATCAGTAGCTATTTTATATTCGCTAGTTTCTGCTGCATATTTAGATAAGTTTCCATTTTTATTTAATCTGTTAACAATCTTAGGTCCAGTAGTTGTTAAAAACCCTGGCGCTCTACCTCCAAATAATCCATAATCTTTAAAGTATTTTGCAGATTGTCTTTTAACATCTTTTAAATCTGTTTTTATTTCTGGTGTAAATTTTCGTAGATTTGTTTTGTAATCAAATGTTTGTAAAAATTCATCAACATTTTCAATAGGAGCGTTTGTAATAGGATTTACTTTTTCTTTTTTAACAAAATCTTGTATCATTGAAACTTTTTTATCTTGACTCCATAAAGAAGCGTCATCAATACGTGATAAAGCGTTAACATCACTTCTTAAATTTTTAAGTTTTCTTGCAAAAGAAAAACCTTTTTGTAATACTAATTCAGGTATTATTCTTTCAGCACCGTCTATATATCCAGATAATTGATTGTATTCTGAAGAACCAACATCATACAGTAATGAAGCTTGATATCTTCCTGATGAGTAAGGAATTTTTACTCCAAACAATTCGTTGTTATTTCTAACACGAGTTTGTTCGTATTGTTCTGCAGCTTCAGGTGTATATATAAATTGTCTACCTGCAAACGCTTCAATTTCATTTGGTGTTTGTATAGCTGTCCATGGAATTTCGGCTACATCGTTTCCATAAATTGGTTTACCTACATCTTCATAAAACATTCTAGAAGAAAATTCAAAAGAATAACCTTTGTTTACCATATCTTGTACTACAGGACTATCTTCAGCAAATAAAGATTCAGCAACCATTAAATTATCTCTATTGTAATTAACAGGTTTTCCCTTATATATTTCTTCCATAATTTGAGCTATAGCTGGTCTACCACCCTCTTTACGACCTTCTTTTGCATAACGCACCCACTGTTTTGTTTCTTCTTTCCAATTACCTTCAACACCTAAATCACTTATTTTAGATTTAGCAAAGTCAATAGGAACATACTGTTGTGCAAATTCTCTAGTTTTACCAGATTCCATAAATCTGTCTAAAGCATTCATTTGTTGTGCATATGCTAAAACACGTCCGTTAAATAATGCTCTGTTACCTGGTACTAATAAATTAACTCCTGGTATTGCCATAGCATTTTTTTCAATAAAAGTTAAATCTTCAAATTCTTTACTTCCAGGTACAACTTCAACACCAAATTCTCCACGTGCTTTACCTTCTTCATCTCTACGTAAAGTAGGTTTTTGTATAGAACTTCTAAAACTAGGAGAGTATTTAACAAATAATTCTGAAGCTGCATTAAAAGTTTCAGCTAATAAAACAACAGTTTGTGTTTTACCAAAGTTAGGTGCTGATGGTGTTACATCAATAGCTCCTATAGGAGTGTCTATAATTCCACCTTCAGTATTATAATTATCCTTATTAAAACCAGTTCTTATTCTTTGCGCCCAATACAATGATGATGACACTGCGCCAAAGGATAACACATCTAAATAATTCATTGTCATGTTATCAGCGTAATCTTTATCTCTATAATCGTCTTTGGACTGTTGATAATCATTAGCTGCTTGTATTGCTTGTTCTTCTATAATTGTATTATTTAATGCAACAATAGATTCTGATTCAACTGGCAGTTCTTGTTCACTAAACATAGATAAATCAATAACAATATCTAAAGGTAAATTACTGTACATATTATTAATTGCTTCAAATCTATTTTGAAAATTAGGATTCATGGACAAAAATTGTTCCATTTGTTTTGTTTGAGTTTTGTTAATCTCAGCTAATCTTGCTAGATTTTTTTGGTCTAAGTAATTATTACTCATTACAAAGCTGTAGGTTTTTGTGTATTTCTAGTATTTCTTAATTGTGCTATTAACGCAGGGTTAGAACTTTTGGGTTCTAGTACATCTAGTAATATATCTACTTGTGTTTTAATTTCTTGTGTAATACCTAAACCACCATTCATTGCTGTACCTTCAATAGGTGACTCATTTATTCTTTCAGTAGGTCTAGCTACATTTAGATTAGGCATTTGTCTATTTGGTAAATTTTGAACTCTAGGCAATCCACCAGTTGCAGCTACTTCGTTTTCTATTTTTTGTCTACTGCCGTAATCTCCACCAGGAGCAGCAACAGGTGCAGAAGCATTTCCGTCTGTTCTTTGACTTAATGCACCAGGACCAGAAACAGCATTACTTGTATTAGCAGTAGGTTGCTTATATCCTCCACGTCTACTTTTTGCCATAAAAATCCTTAGTTATAAAAATAATAATACCTTCTGCTGGATATATAATGTTTTGTACATCTTCAGATAGTACATCAAATTCATCTTCTACACCATATTCGTTGTACACCATATCCCAAAACTCGTTTTCTACATATTCTTCCATTATCCACCAAGAACTTCTGCTATGGATGGAGGGGCTTGTGGTGGCAAGCCCTGACCACCCATCATTTGTTGTTGAATCATTGCTTCCTGCTCTGGTGTCATACCAGGTTCTTCAGGAGTGTAAAATTGTTTCATAATATCAGTTATAGCATTTGGTTGCTCGTAGATTGCTATAGCTGCCATTGTTGCTTGTGGGTCACCTTGTGCTGACCTAGATAATATTGAATCAAACAAAACACTTTCTGCTTTATTTTTTCTAATACGTTCTTGTACTTTTTGTATATTTTCTAAACCATCGATGTTATCTTGCAATGTTTCTGTGTCTATAACACCAGCTTGTAATAATTGCAGTCCAGTAACTATTTTTTGTGGCTCATCAAATCCAGCCATAACTCCATAGATACGTCTAGTTCTTAAATCTCCACCAATATCTTTTAATGGTTGATAGTTTTCAGAAAAAGCAGAACCATTAATGTAACCTATCATAGGTTTTTTTGTCACACCTGTTGTGTATGCTAGGACTACGTCCATTTCTAATCTTTTAGCATCCATTTCAACAATTGCGTTTTTAATAATTTCTCTGTACTCGTTAATCATTAATGACATAGCGCCATTAAGTTCTTGTAAACCAGCACCTGTTACAAACGAGTTTGGTGACTGTGCGTCATCTGTAACAGGATAACCACCTACAAGCCTCAATTGTCTTTCTAATCTATCCACTTGTTGGAACAATTGATATGGCATGTTATTTTGTGGTTTGCTGACCTGTGTACCTGGTGACAAATAGTTAACGGCAAATCTACCTTTTCTATATTGTCCAGACTCTAGTTCACCAGAAATGTTTGTTTCTGTAAATACTGCATCTTCCATAGCGATAGCAGACATAATGTTTATTTTTGCCATCATTCCCATTAGACCTATGACATGGTCATATTGTCCTTTAAGTTGGTCGAAAGAAATACGTTTCATAAATACAAACGGTGGAGTAGAAAGAACGTTTGGTATAAAATCTAAAATTAATTTACGTTCAGGAAATACTATGTATGTACCACCTTGGTCATAGTATTCTATTATTCTTAATCCAGCTCGTGTATTATCTTCCCAGTCCTGTGAGTTGTTTGTATTGTAACTCATAAACTCTGTAGCAACTGGTGTGTAATCATCTCCTGTTTCATCGTCATCTTGACGCATAATTTCATCTTTAAACTCTGGATAAATTTGTGCAAGTTTATATCTTGGCACACGTCTAAGAACTGCTAGTTCTCTTGGTTGTTGGTCAGGTCCAAAGTTTCCTGGAAATGTATCATAAGGGTCACGTAGTTCAGCACTTGGATATACAAATCCATTGCTATCTACTTTAGTTGATATAACCCAAGCACAATAACCATAACCTGGTAACCATCTAGATGCTTGTGCTAACTGTCCTGTTAGATTCTGTGTTGCATCATAAGATGTTACTATTCGTTCTAGTTTTTCTGCTTGAAATTTAGCTCTCTCTGATTCATTACCATTAAGTATATCTACACGTACTTGTGGTACACCAGATATTTTTTGAGCTAATCTATCAATACCTGATTGTAATAAGTTAGGTGCTGGTAATAAATCTGCATCTTCTGCTTCCATTGAATTACCTAGTAAAGACCTCATGCCTTCACTACCACCATTTAAAATAGCTTTAATACGACCTTTACTTACTTGTCGTTCTTGAACTGCTTGTCCACCGACTAACTCAGAAGCGCTTTCAATAATTTCATTGTATGTTTTAAGGTCTAAGTTTTCTATCCCCATGGTGCATCATTCATATTAGTTAATTTAAAATCTCCATAACTTGGTTCGTAATCTGTTCCTACGTCAGCTAAGCGTTCTTTTTGCATACGTCTAAATACTTTCATTGGAAACCAGCTTGCCATAACTATATCAGTTTTTTCCTTGTTTCGCTTTGAAACAGGTTTACCATCGAAGTATAACAACTGTTGTCTATATTTTTGTATTTTAGCACTACTTTCTGCATCACCTGTAGGTAAATGTATTTTTCTATTTTCAAACAAATCTGCCATTGCACCTACACCATACAAAGGGTCATGTTTNTTTTTACCTGTTAAATGTCCTTGTAGTTGAATACCACTACGTAGTGTAAATTCTTTTATTTTATCATCTTGACGTATAGCAGTTTGGAAACCGTTTTCTTCTACTATCCATTGACGACAATCATACTTGTGTAGCCAGTCTGCCATTTGGTCAAGTGCAGCCCTTACTCCGCCCCCTTGTCTATTTTCTAAATCTACTAAAAATAATTCTCCTCTATATGCATCTATACCCCAAAGTACAGATGCTTGGAATCCTGCTGAGGCAGGGTCAAGTCCAGCTACTAAATGTAAATTTCTATAGTGTTGTCCCATAACTAAATCTGGTCGCATGCATTGGTCAACTATGTTCATAGTAAATATTTGTGTACCTTCAATGTATGTTTGATTGTAATAAACCATTTCGAATATCTGCCTACCACCTGTTGACTCAGCAGAATGTAATCTAGACATTAACCATTTGTGTGAACGTTTAGAAGACCATAGCATACAATCATTATGTACTTCACTTGTATGTTCTGGTAATTCACATTCTAATTTATGTGCTGACTCAACTATAGAAGTAAAGTTATCTGACTCTAAAAGATGATTATATAAATCATCAGGATGTTGTCTTGAACCTATTACAACAACAGCTGTATGTTCTTCTTTACGACTAGATAGTGTTGTTGTCCACCATTGTCTTGTAGATTCTCTTGCACCTGCTTGCATAGTAGTTTGGTGGTCTTCAATGTCATCAGCAATTATTAAGTCACAGTCACGAGATAATATCTTTCCACCTTTACCTACAGCAACCATAGTTGGTGATTTAATACCAGCTACAGTTCTTGTACCTACAGTAAATTGATTCTGTGACCAGTTCTTACCAGAACGGTTGTCTGGTTTAAAAGATGTACCTGGAGGACAGTATGCCTCTCTGAGTTCTTCGTTCGTGTCAAGTACGTCTAGGACTGCGCTAAGGGCATTCTTAGCTATATCTTCGTTTCCACCTACCCACATAATACGTAGGTTTGGATTCTTGCATATCTGGTACACAGCAAAATGTATTAACAGTTCTGTCTTTCCATGTCTTGGGGGGCTTAAGATAAGTAATTCTTTACCATTCTCTATAGAATCTATAATATTGTTTATCCAGTTCTTATGGAAGGTTGCTGTTTCATACCTCTTACCCAGCTCCGTACGAAAATATTTGTCGCGGAAGCTAGAAAAATTCTCTAAACTCTTTTGTGCTTCTTCTGATATTTCCCAATCAAGAGCAGCGACGGAGTTCCTGGTGTCAATTTTGTAGGCAGCTGCCATTCTAGAGACGGTAGCCGAGCTAGTCTCAAGGAGTAAAGATACCTCAGCTACACTAATGTCTCCATTAGCTAGTAACTCAGCGTATCCTTCACTTACGAAAGCTCGGTAATACTGGCCTCGTCTAACACTAGCGTAGTCGCCATCGTCAGATTTTAGTTTCCTGTTGATAGGTTTATCAACTTTATCATTATGTCGTTTGTCGGCTGCGAACTGTCGCTTCTGACAGGTGGGTGAACAAAATTTCCTTTGTTTTCCACTTAATCGCTTCCTACAGCTTTGAGCTATACATACAACATTTTGACTCATTTAACTAACTTTCTGTAGATGTTTGCGTAGTGCTAATTATATGGTACTATACTCTCAAATACAAACATCAAACACAAGTAATTTGTTACAGGTGAAGTTGCAATCGGGATGTAGAAAGCTGCTGACTGGCGAGACAGTACACTAGAAAGACAAAGGCAGTACCCAAGGACTTACGAAAGCGTTTGATTAGGCACACATTTACTAATGCCCGCTAGTGCCTAAAAAGACTGTAGCCACCTACAGTATTACAGAATTACCAGCATATATTTTTAACCTTACATACTATATATAGAGCATCAAGGTTAACACTGGGTGGTCAAACAACACTCAGTACTAAAGTTCTACAGTAGTCATACTATATATTGTATGTATGTACTGAGTGTCTTTACCTTACGGTAAAGTGACCTACCATATATAGTATCCAGTATTGATTTAATACCATATGTAGTGTATTGATATGACTATGCATACATATGGATACTATATATAAATACAGTGTTATCCGTACAATGAGTTACATTCCAGCTGTTCATTAAGTTACTTGCCTCTACTGTATTGTGCTAACAGTACAGTGAGGATAACTTAATGTTACAGACCTTTGTCGCCGAGGCTTGTGAGTGCGTCTTGGTCTGTCATACTTGTATGTCAATGCCAATCTAGTATTACCCATAGATATTCTCGTATCCTATTTTCTAAGTCCTTTCTATTTAAGTATTTTCCGTCTTGTCAG